AAGTTAGGGCCCTACCGCAGGGCCCCCAGTGTAAGCATGAGCCATTCGTTACCGGCCATAAGCACTTCGGGGGTCGTAGGTTATGCGCTTATCACTCTCTGTCACCAGTCTCATTTAAGTGACAGAGGCACACTCTCGTTCTAGGCGATCCGGGACTGAATTTTGATTTGCTGTCTAACGACAGGAGAGCAGTGGAAGCGTGAAAAGGTGCACACATTGGGTGAGCCGTTATCAGCGGCGCATGTGTGTACGGTTGCGTCAAGTTCTAAGAACCAGGTTATCTCCAATAGATATCCCCGCGGTGCCCGTGATCAAAGACGATTACGATGGTATCCCCAAGTAGAAATAGTTCTTAGAGCCAGGATCGACGAAAACTCAAAGTTGAGAGGTTTGACCGGCTACTCTCAATGTAAGGCGGCGTAGCTGGCTACGGTCCCGTACTCCGTGGCGGAGTTAGAGGATACTTGCATGTTATTGTGCATTAACTTGCTACCATCTGGTTGTCATTTGGGGACTATTGCCCCCTTTCTATCTCATTACGCGATCTAATGTTACCTCTGCTGAGCCCAGGGGGACGCGTTTGGTTTTGAGTACTGGTTGGCCCGCGGTGTTGCCCGCGGCCCTTGAATACCCTTATGATAACTTCATTCATGACCCATGAACACTGTGATACGACTACGGTGTGTCTCCGGGTTAGAGGAGCTAGGTGTTAGTATTGAACGCATGCATTTCCGGGAGCCCATAGGGGCAGACCCCGGGGGTTATTGCTATTTTTTAGGCCTCGGCCCCCCCCTGGCGCCTGCTTAGGGCAGCACCTTGAAGTATCGGGTGTCCCGACCACCCCGGAGGGTTAATGCCTTGTCACTCGTAACGTGGTGATGAGTCCCTCTGTATATAGCTGAACCGGTGCCACGTTAAAATGCGTGGACCACATCGTCCATGAAACACGGCTAAGTCCTTCCGTGGACGCGACTTTACGACTGTGAGAGTGCACGTCAGCACTACACCGTCAACATTACACTACCCCGTTCTTTCTCGCAACGGGCGCGTTATTGTCATCCTCGGCCTTACCAACGATTGAGGTCGAAAGTTCTTTCGTTTGTTGTACTTGCGACAATGACTCTGACTCCGAACCAGGAAAAGAGCCTCAAAGGCAAGAGCAAAGCAGAGCATCAGAAGATGCGAGCGGACTACGAAAAGAGGAATGCAGCGCAGAAACGCAAGCAGAATGCCCCAAAGGCAACTCAGACGTCTCCGGCTAGGCAGGGCAGGAAGAAGCAATCTATTCCTCGCAACCTCGGGGGCGCTATGAATGCGTTCAACAAGGTACACATGCCTTGTAAGGGCACCACCGGTGCTTATGCTGTCACAAACCTTATTACCC